TTGAAGCTGATAAAGATGTTAGAATAATAAATATTGACAAGTTAACGTATGCCGGAGACACTGCTAATCTTATGGGTCTTCCGGGCCCAGAGAGACACGTCTTCAGGCAAAAATGTATATATGAGAAAGGGTAAAGAAATGAAAACAATAGTATTGGGAAAAGGGTTTCTGGGTAAGAAGTTTGAGGAAAAGGGATATGAGGTATGGGGAAAGGATAAGCTTTACTTCTTACCAAACTCGACACGCTTGATGTTGGCACATCAGTTGGCTAAGTTGATGAACTATGACGTTGTTATCAACTGCATGGCTAAAGCAAACACAAGGTGGTGTGAGAAAGAGGAGAACTTCCGTGAAGCGCTGTGGGTCAACGGTGATATTCCTCATCTACTCAGCGCGTTCTGTAAGGCTCAAGGCAAGAAGTTCGTGCATATATCCACCGGATGTTTGTATGATAGCGGTTCATACCCGTACTCCGAGGATGACTTCATGACAGCCCATTGTAATTATACTATTACGAAGTGGGTGGGGGAGAAAGGGCTTAATGAGGGGGATTTGGTATTAAGACCTCGGTTGCTATTTGGTGACTTCGAGGATAAGGGTAATTTGCTGTGCAAGCTGCCTAAGTTCACTCACTACCTCAACGCGTTTAATAGTTATATTAGCGTAAGTGTGCTTGTTGAAGCGATCGCGGCACTGCTCAATCGTAGACAATCGGGTGCGTTCAATGTTGCGTGTGATGGAATATCTACGGTCATGACTCTGGCGAATACGGTCAGGTTGAAGGGGATAGGGATTACGGAAGAGGAGTTGCATGAGAGAGAGCAGTTGTATCTGGTGAATAACATAATGAATCTTGATAAGCTGAAGCAGTTTTACCAACCACCGAGCCTAATGACCGAAGTAAAGAGATGTTGGGAGGCATTGCAATGACAAAAGGAATTCTACTCGCCGGCGGGAATAATACCCGATTATATCCAATAACAAGAAGTGTAAACAAGCAGTTACTACCCATATACGACAAGCCCATGATCTATTATCCTCTTTCCATGATGATGCTTGCCGGAATAAGGGATATTCTTATTATAAGCACACCAAACGCAATCGATCAAATGCGAAGGTTATTGAGAGATGGATCGCAATGGGGATTAAACTTTGATTATTGCATACAATTAAAGCCTCGTGGATTAGCAGATGCCTTTATTCTTGGAGAGGAGTTTATCGGAGAAGATGGCGTATGTTTAATGCTCGGAGATAATATATGTTATGGTCAGGGATTATCTAAGATGTTGCAATCTGCAACATATCTGAACAAAGAAGGAGCAACGATATTTGCATATTATGTAACAAACCCAGAGCGTTATGGCGTGGTAGAGTTTGATAAAGAGAATAAAGTAATATCTATTGAAGAGAAACCACCATATCCACGTTCTAATTATGCGGTACCGGGGATTTATTTCTATGACAATCATGTTGTAGAGCTTGCAAAGAATTTAAAGCCATCAGCCCGTGGCGAACTGGAAATAACAGATATTAATTTGGCATATATAACTGAAGGTAAATTATCTGTTAATATTATGGGGCGTGGAATCGCGTGGCTTGATGCAGGAACTTGTCAGTCTCTTATGCAGGCATCCAACTTTGTTCAAGCAATAGAAGAGCGTCAAGGCATTATTATAGCCAGTCCAGAGGAAACTGCGTACAGAATGAGGTATATTGATTTAGACAAATTCCGCTTATTATCAGAAGAAATAAACAGTGGTTCTTATGGTGAATATTTGCGAAAACTATATAAAGATGAAAAAAATGCTTTACAAATGCAATAAACACCATATATTGTGTATATGATAAAAGGGGTATACTATGGCTGCTACTATAACAGTCGGAACAAATAGTTGGGTTACAGAAGCAGAGGCAAATACTTTTTTTGACGCGCGTCTCAGGTCAAGCGATTATTGGACTGACGATGCTGACGACAACATCCCCGCACTGATTACTGCATATAAATGGCTTAATAGCGGCGAATATGACTTCCCAACAACAGCAACCCAAAACATGAAAGATGCTCAGTGCGAAGAGGCATTCTTTCTATTACAGCAACAGCCCGATATTGATCTGCGCATGGGGCTACAGGTGCAGAATGTGTTGTATGCTGGAGTGGTAAAAGAAAAATATAAAGATCAAGACAATATTCAGTTACCAACACCTGTTATTGTGAAAAAATTGTTGGCATCTTATAGTAACGTGAAACCAGCTTATTTTGTAGATATAGCACGTAATCCAGAAGAAAGCGTCGATTACGATGCCTTTGGCAATAGATTAACCGATACAAACAATGACTATTAAAACAAGGAGCAATCATGTTATATGCAAAAGATTATAGCGCTAAAGGCGACGTAATAACTCTTAACACAGATACGCTTAACTGTCCAGCGTGTAGAGATTTGCTATTAACAATCAATACAGCAAACATGGCGGCTGGGGAATCTTATGTGTTTACTCTGGAAGGTCGCTTCAATGATACCGTGGGATGGTCAAATATGAGCGCTACAGGCGCAACACATACTGTAACTGAAGATGGTGATTTAATGTTATCGTTTGACGGTCACTTGCCTAATTATGTGCAGGTATCTTCCGTGGCTGTATTAGACCCGGATTCAATCGCAAGTTACACAGTTCAGGCATCACTTGGAGTAGTGTCGTGATAAATTTAAAATCAGCATTAACACAGACAGAGTTGGATGAAGGGCTCGATGGATTAAACGATGTTTCTCAAGCCCAAGTACGCAGCAGGCAGTACGGCCATCAAGTCCACTGCTCTCAACACAACTAGTCTAACAGCAGAAAGCAAATAAGGAGAATACGATGAGCGCAACACGAAGAGGCAAGCGAGATGGAACCGGGCCCTACAAAGACTCTGCCCAAAAAACACAATATGGTAACACGGGTAAACGCATTCAGCGGGGTGAAAAATGCCCCGGACAAGGTAAGTAATGCCTGATTTAACTAAAAGCCCTCTCAACCGTTACGGAACGAATAAGGTAGCATGTAGTCATTGCGGACACGAGCATATTGCAGTTTATCTAGTACCAATGAAGTTTCCTTGTGAGTGTTCTCGTTGCAACAGAATGGCTTGTTTTATAGTAGATATAGAGGTCAGTCCATGATAGGTTCTTATTGTAAAGACAGCATAACACTCCGCATGGATAAAGGTGCAGATAAATGGCAAGAACCTCTTACGCCTGAAGACGTATCTGTAAAGGGTTTTATTGATTACGGCGAACGCAGAATAGAGAATGCTCAAGGTCAGATTATTACAAGCACGGCAAAAGTAAGACTACGACCTCGCACTATTATTATATCCGGCTTTGCTACTCGTGCATCAAACACTATTTCATATAAAGATAAAATTATATTTGGTGGCTCAACGCGCTCTATAATTAAAATAACTAACCCAAGAGATTTTAGCATAAGGTGTACTGAGGTTTACGTTGCTTAAAAGCAGACACATGTATTTAGACTGTACGAAAGCGATGAGAAGGCTTAATCTGCTTAACACCGTGATAATGCCTGCAAAAATAATGGCAGGATTGGGTGCGGCAGGCAACAGGCTCATGATCGATGCTGTTGTGCAACAAGACACAGTACCTATTAAAAGACCCGGATATGGCGGTAAATGGACGCCCGGAAGCCATGGCGACTCATATACTGCATCTGATCGTAAAGCTGGTGAGCTTAGAGCTTCTGGTGCCGTATTTGTTGATCGTAAAAAAACACGCTCTTCTCAGCATTATGGTGAGTTTGCTACTGGTAAATACCAGCCGAAAGTATATGGAGGCGAACCTATCATGCCACTTACTCATCAAGCAGCAGTGGTGTTTAATGCTCCGTATGCGAATATACAACATGAGCAATTTATAGAGAAAACAGAAGCTCTTGCAGGAAGATATTACCTATCGTCTAAGTTGTATGGAAACGCTGTGACATATTATGGTATTATAGCCAAGGCTATAAAGTTATGATAAAAGAAATAGTCAATTATATAGAAGACAATACGAGCTTTGTTGTGGGAACGACATTATTTGCAATAAGCGATGTTGTTACCGTAACAGCTACTTGCATAATCATCGCAGAACCGTCTGCTGGTCTGGCAGATGCTTCTATTGATGGATTACGCCAAGTGCCTCTTCTTGCATATTCGAGAGGCGATACACAATTCACGGCACGAGATAACGCATGGATCGTGTTTGATTTGCTGCATCGTAAAATGCAAATTAGCTTAACTGCAATAGGCAGTGGGCCGGTTTATGTATGCAACTTTAGATGCAATACGCCCAATTACATCGGTCTGGATAGAAAGGGTAGAAGATATGTATATTCAGTTCCAATTAACGTTAATGTGACAAATATGTTATAAAGGAGAATATTATGGCTTTTGGGCCTTTACAAGACTTAGGGCCAGCAATTGCTGTGTGGGGAGCAGACTCTATAGACGAAATCTTTGAGGAAGTAAGATGGACGCTCGTAGGGGATGCCGCAGCAGTAAAAGAGGCTCTTTATGGAAGCACTCCGGTTGACCATGTATTTTTGGGTTATTCTGAGTGCAAGGTTATTATACCAGCAACAAGACTCACTCTTGCTTTGTTTGCTACACTCACTCCCGGAGGAACTAATTCAGGTGGAGCGAGTGGTGCGGTGGAAATAAAAGCCGCAGGAACGGGTGGAATGGTTGGGCTGTCTGAATATGACAATGGATTGCCATTGTTTGTTAAGCCTATTGTTGATGGAATTGCTGTAGCAAATGGAAAATGGCTGAGACTTGAGCGAACCTATCCTTGTCCTAATTTTGACGTGACATTTGCAGCCACAGAAGGTTCGCAGAGGGTGTATGGAATAGAGTTTAAAGCTCATCCAGACGACACAAGCAAACAACTCTACTCTGCTGGCACAGTTGCCACAGGGGCATCTTATTAATTTAAAAGGAGAAAATCGTGAAGACAATTAACATTGATGAATTGTGCGAACCTATCGAGATCACTATTAGAGAGAAAAAATATGTATTGGAAGACATCTCTCGTGAATTAATGACAAAAATCGACAAAGTAGCGAGGAAAGCCAAAGCCGCAGAAGAGGCTATAAAGGAAGCCTCTACCGATAGCGATGTAATTGACGAAGAAATAATGAAAGCGTCAATGAAAAGCAATGAGGAAATGGCAGCTATAATGTCTGAAGTCATGGGTGGAGATAAAGATGAATTCATATCTCTTGGTATGCGTAAACTCAATAGGCTCGTACAGGAAGTCATGGGGTCGATTAACGAGGAGATCGAAGGAAAAAAAGACCCAAAGGTCGAGCAGGTGAAATAGCAATAATAAGTTCGACCTTCCCGGGTTTATTCAACATCCATGAACTCTTAGAAATGGGAATAAGAGAAAAAAACTACTGGCTCAAGCAAGCCGAAGCAATAAGAAGGCGCAGCATTGCAACTCTTGCACATGGGATCGGGATAGGCAACACAGACGGAATAAATCGAGAAAAGGCAATGGAAGACCTTGAGCTATATCAAACAGCAGCAGAAAGCAGAGCATGGCGCACGGATCATATTATGAATATTATGAAGGTGTTTAAGCCAAGAGGTCATAGTGTTTAACATTGGTTCAGTAACCGGATATTTAAAGTTAAATACAGCAGGATGGCGTGGGCCGATGGTCGGCATCAACACATCCATTAACAAGCTTAGCTCCTCATTTATAAAATTAGGGGTTGTAGGCGCTGGCTCTTTGCTTCTTATAGAGCGTGAATTTGGTAAGTTTGATAAAGCCATCCGTCACGCTACTTCGGTTAGTGAAACATCTGCAGAACAATTTGTTCAAATGTCAGAAATGGCATTAGACGCCTCGGTAAAGTGGAACAAAGCCGCCACGCAAACCGCCCAAGCATTTTACTACCTCGGATCAGCGGGTTTAACAGTCACCGAACAGATGCAGGCGTTTAATGACACTATCATGCTGTCTCGTGCAATGGGTTCTGAGCTTTCTTCCACGGTAGAGGGCTTAGTAGATATTACTCGTGCGTTCGGTCTTGAGTTTGCAAACACACGAATAATAGTTGACCAATTAGCAAAAACAGTTATTAGTTCCAATCAGAACTTCCGGGATCTCGATCAAGCCCTTACATATGGTGCTTCAACTGCAAGACTTACAAATAACACATTGGCTGAAACTACTGCTATGCTTGGAGTTATGGCAAACGCTGGTATAAAAGGTTGTTATGACGACCAAACTGAGGTATTGGTGAAACGTGGATGGATAAAGTGGGATGAAGTTGTCGCAAGCGATGAATTCGCTACATGTAATCCTGATACCGGCGGACTTGAATACCAGAAATCAACCAAACTTATTCGTTATCACCATAAAGGCAAAATGTATCATGTAGCCAATCGGGGAATAGACTTATGTGTAACCCCGGATCACCGCATGTGGGTTAAACGGCGCGGACATGACGAGTTTGAGGTGAAATATGCTCACGAGGTGGACGGGAAAGAGGTCAAGTATCAAGCTGGTGGATTGACTTGGGATGGCTGGGACATGCAAAATGTTCAACTATTGGGATTCAAACAGAATAGAAGTAGCTGGGTAAAAAATATAGCACCTATGGAGATAAACGCCGATGTCTGGGCTACATTCCTCGGCTGGTATATCTCGGAGGGCTCCTGTGATTTCAGGAAAGGAAATTATAGAATTAGGATTACTCAGAATAGGGGTAAAGTCAGGGATAGAATGCGGGAAGTACTCGCCAAATTGCCAGTAACGGTGAATGAATGCAAAGACGGGTTTACGCTTGCCAATGAACAAATATGGCGCGCAGTTAAGCCATTGGGAAAAACGCCTGAGAAACACATACCCAAGTATGCCCTTGACTGGTCGCCGCGATTGTTGTCTCTGCTCCTCACTGCCCTTATGGAAGGTGACGGGGATTGCAATGAATGTTATTATACCTCATCAAAACAGTTGGCAGATCAGGCAATGGAAGTAGCCTTGAAACTCGGTGTGTCTGCAACAGCAGTAATAAAATCAAAAGCAGGAAGCCTCTCAAATTATGACAAAGAGGGACGTGAGATACGAGCACGGTATGACCAGTGGAAAGTAAGCATCAAGCGTGAACAGCTTGAACCAGCCTATTATCCAACGGAGTACAAAGGAGTGCATGGTGACCGGCTGGATGGCTCCAAGTTCCCTGCCTGTAACGAATGGATAGACTATGATGGTGAGGTATTCTGTGCTGAAGTGCCAAACCATCTGCTCATCGTGAGGCGTAATGGGAAGCCTGTTGTGTCTGGAAACAGTATGAGTGGAACAGTCCTTCGCAGAGCAATGACCAATCTTATGTCGCCTACAGGTGACATGGCAGGACTCATATATAAGCTGGGTTTACATATCTATGATGCTTCAGGTAAGATGAAACCCTTCATCAATATTATGGGAGAGATAAGCGATAAGCTTAAAGGAACTTCCGAAGAATACAAGAACATGGTATTTGAAGTATTATTTGGACGTAGAGCCATTGCCGGACAGATTGTATTGTTCAACGAAGGTTCCGTAGGTCTCAGAAAATATGCAACGGAAATAAAAAATGCAGGTGGAACGGCTGAAAGGGTTGCTGGCAAACAAATGAAAGCCTTTACTGAGCAAATGGGTCAGCTATGGAAGGAGGTAAGCCGCCTTGCAATAACTATGGGCGGTACGCTTGCTCCTGCAATTATGAGAGTAGGTGAATCATTAAAGGCAAGGATTAGTCAATACAGGGCATATGTCACTGCTAATAGCAATGCCGTAGCTACCACATTAAAGTGGACAGCCGCGATTGCTACCCTCCTTCTTGTCGGTGGGCCGCTGTTGCTTGTTATTACAAGTCTTGCTACAAAATTGGTGGTACTGGCTGGCGTAATAACTAATCCATTCATCGCATTAATAGCGGCACTATATGTGTTCCGATCAATATGGAAGCAAACAAACAAAGAAATAAGAGACGAATTAGCCAAATCAGTCAGAGAAACAGCTTTAGAAGCGGTTGGCACGGCAGGTATTGTGTTGAGTTCAGCGTTTGCAGGGGGAGCGACAGGAAGCGCCCTAGCGGGGGTACCGGGCGGGTTAATTTTAGGAGCAGTAGGATTCGGATATGGATGGTATCAAGCTGGCAAGGCGTTAGATGAATATGATGCTAAGCTTGGCATGTTTGCCTCAAAGAATAAAAAAACATATGGAGTGTCGGGTTCGTTTGGTAAGCCTGCGGCAGAGGGAGCATTTGCGTTTCGTAAATTATGGGAAACCACGACAGAATCAGTAGCAAAACAGATTAAGGTAGATTTTGCAGGGGCATTGGATTTAGTTGATATCAAAGTAGAAAATACGGATAGCTTATTAGGGCGGCTTTTATTGGGAATGAAAGGCTATGGAGCTAATTTGAACAAAATGTTTAAAGCTTTTATGACAGAGCCAGACGCAAGATTTTCTCTGATAACAAAAAGAATAGAAGAGCTTAATGGAGAAATGGGGAAATATATAAATAACATGAAAGACGTTTCTGGCGCCACAGAAAACTCTTCAAAAAAAATGGGGAAACTTGCATTAGAATGGAGCAACGCTTTACGAACAGTGTTTGCACCTCCAGCCGGAACTGGTGTTACATGGAAGGATACGTTTGTAAGTACGCTAAAATCTATTGAATCTGCTTGGTCTGATTCTATTTATAATATCATGGATACGGGTGGAACGTTTAAAAGCTTCTTTAAAGACTTATTTGATGGTATATTAAATAGTTTCAAGCGGTTTATAGCAGATGTAGCTGCTGCTGATTTATTATATGCAATGTTTGGGGAAGGCAAACCTCGTCTTCCGGGAACGCCTTCTATATTAGATTTATTATCTCCAAGCCCTGCTCCATCTGGAAGCTATACTGGAGGATTAGGAATGCCAGCGATGGACATGAGCCGGGGAAAGATAGCTGTATCAATCAATGTAGATAACAAGGGCGCCCCGGTATCTATGAGGGAAACAGGCAGAACATTTAATGGCAGGGAACTTATTATAAGCACTGTGATGGACGAATACAACACCAATCCTAATTTCAGAAACGCAATTAAGGAATGATATGGCTACTTTTCCAACTATATATAGACGCGGCACAGAAATACACAATCCGGTGGTCGGCAAGTTTAAATATAAAAGAGCTCATGACCCTGCAATAAGGAGTCTATCTTCTGGAGGCTACGTTACTTCAAGGGCAAAGTTTACGCGGAAATCAAGAGTATGGCCACTGGAGTATACATGGGTAAAGAAAACCAATAAAAACATAATAGAAGCATTTGAAGACACGGTAAATGTTGGCTCGGATAGCTTTACTTGGCTTAATCCCGAAAACGCCACTAATTATACGGTAAGATTTCTTGATTTTGTTGATTATGATGGAGTAGAAGATACTAACTGGCTATTTTGGAATATACGATTCATCTTGGAACAGGTATAATGGATGCCTTAAATGCTGCATATATAACAGAGAAAAGCAAAATAGCTTCTGCTGGTGCATGGCTATGGTTAATTGAGATATCAACTCCGGGATTATCAACCCTCAGATACACAAACAATAACTCCAATGTAGAGTGGCCCGATATAGCAGGGAATGTATATTCAAGAATGCCTCTGTTTATAGAGGATGTCAAGATTTCAACCGATGGATCGTTCCCAGAATATAAGTTACAAATTGGAGATGTTGCTTTAAATAGCACGTTACGTAGCCGTATTAAATCTTATTCAGGATTATCCGGTAGCGTCATAAGGTTGCTCTTGGTGCATTCCGATCACCTTGACATAACAACTGCTGCCATAGACGAATCAGCAGAGATACTTGGCTGCGAAGTAACAGAGAATAATATAATCTTCACTATTGGCATACCAAGCTTCTTAAGCAGAAGATTCCCACGAAATAGATATGTACCCACGTTTTGCAGGCACAAATTTAAAGGTGCTATGTGTAAGTATGTCCAACCAAGCAATTCACTGACAAGCACACAGATATCATTCATAAGCGGTTCTGCTGGCATAGAAAACCAAAGGTATAATACAATACAGGTTGTCGGTGGAGGTCTTATTACGAGCATATTTGGCGCGGCATCGCTTGATGAAGATACGGGCTTCACGGTATCTGGTTCTACAAGTAATGATGGATTTTTCTTGGCAAATAAATTTCATGCAGTTGATGATACATATGTAAGGGTTTATCAGGAAGTTGACGGCGCCCAGCCGTTCACTAACGAATCGGCTGGGCAATCAATAACTATTCAATTAGGCTATAGCGGTTGCGATCACACACCAGAGGCGTGTAGCTTAAGAAACAATAATTCAAATTACGGTGGCAGCCCGGGAGTAGCTGGAGGGAAATATGGCTAAGTATCATCCAGATATCACTGATTTAATCGGAGTAAAGTTTGTAAATGGAGGAAGAGACAAAGAGAGGGGATTGGATTGCTGGGGATTGGCAAGAGAGGTCTTTAAAAGATACAACATATATATAAGAGATTACAAAGTAGACGCCTTCTCGTTTGAAGATATTAACGATCTTGCAAGAAAGACAGAGAGCTTTGCGTTATGGTCTGAGTTAGAAGAACCAACCGAAGAAGACGCTCCTTTGATTGTATTAATGAGAATGCATCCCAATCTTATAACTCACGTTGGGGTCTATATTGGACGCAACAAAATGATTCATACCATGGAGCCAGTGGGAGCAATAACAACTCCTATCACTTCTATAAAAAGCAGGATAGTGGGATATTATAAGCATGTTTAAAATTACCAACATATTAAATCCATTAACAGGTGGATCTACAACCACAGAGCATAAAAGAGTGAGTGGACATGCTCTGTCTGATTATATGGGTTATAGTGGTGAGTGTATAGTATCTATTGATGGCGGGGTAATAAAGCTTCCCTTAAGCGAAATATATCCTGCGGACAAAGAAGAATATATTATAATGCCTATCCCTGAAGGTGGCGACAAACAAACACTATCTGTATTGGGAACAGCAGTTATGGGAGGCTTGGCTATTGCATCTGGATTACCAGCAGCACCGCTATTGCTTCAGAAATATGGGCGCGTAACTGCATTAGTAGGAGGCGTAGCAATATCTTTATTAACACGGGACAAAAGCAAAGGAATAGATTCTTCTCGATCATATCAATGGGAATATGCTGGCAGCCCGTTGGCGTCTCATGGCACAGCAATGCCTATCATTTATGGCAAAGCACGAGTAAGACCTACGCTTAAAAATAGATATGTAACGGTAGACGGAGACAAGCAAACACTGTATGCGCTTTATTCAATAGCAGCACATAAAGTTGACGAAATAAGTGAATCAGCCGCCCCTATATTTGATTATACAACCTTATATGGCAACGAAGGTCAAGTTGTACGACCACCTGTTAATGTCGAGTCGGGTAAAACATACAGACAAAAGAAGGCGGCTTCTGGTGCGGATTATCTGTCTGATGATTGGGAAGTATGGAGAGGAACGGCTTCGTTCAATAATGATATTATTGTTAATGGTCGCTCAATAACCGAATACAATCGAGATGTTGAATGGGAAACACGTCCCGGATTACCAGATCAAGCGGTAATAATTGGCTTCGATGTTACATATAGCAGCATTTCTTTAAGTCAAGGGCTTTATCCTGATTATCCTCAAATCAATAAAGATACCGCCGGTTTTGATGTAGATTCTAATAATAAACTCAAATGGGTTGACCATGATTTGCTTTATCGTGGCACTAATTACAGCATAAAAGAGGGACATTACCAGCTTAGCCCAGCAATGATAGGCAAAACACGCAGAGTATATATTATATGGGATTCAAGAGACGATAGAGAATATCAAAAAACATTCTCAGATGATGATCCAAT